TTGACCCATATTCGGCAAACGTTGCTGCTAACCAGTTCTACGTTGTCGGTTATAAGGGTTCTAGCCCATATGACGCTGGTCTGTTCTATTGCCCATATGTACCTCTACAGATGGTACGTGCCGTTGGCGAGAACACCTTCCAGCCTAAGATCGGCTTTAAGACCCGTTACGGAATGGTTGCTAACCCATTCGCTGAGGGTCTGACTCAAGGCAACGGTGTTTTGACCACCAATGCTAACACCTACTACAGAAGAGTTAAGGTTTCTAACCTGATGTGATCTAATTCACAACTCAATCAAGAGACCCTTCGGGGTCTCTTTTTTTATCTAAATACAAATAAAAATGGCTTGTAATTTTCCAAATCAAATTACGAATAGAAATTTTTTATCACCTGTTGGTTTTAAATTTACCTTAGCTAAAGAACCAAAGGTTCCATTTTTCTGCAACTCTGCAAGAATACCAGAAATTACTCTTTCAGTTTTGCAACAACCAACATACCTAAAGGATCTTGATGTTCCTGGTGGAAAAATTCAATATGGCGATTTGAATTTAAGATTCATTGTTGATGAAAGTATGGAAAATTATATGGCGGTTCATAATTGGATGACTGGACTTGGTTTTCCAGAAACAACAAAACAATATAAAGATTTAATTACAGATACTGATGGTGTTTTAGATCCAAAACAAGCATTTAGTGATGGTACATTATATGTCTTAAACAGCAGTTATAATACTAGTGCAGTTATAAAATTTAGAGATCTATTCCCAGTTTCACTGTCTTCTCTTGACTTTGATTCTACACAAACCGACATTCAGTACTTTACAGCAGACGTTACTTTCAAGTATACTGTCTATAACATACTTGATGCAAATTATCAACCACTATGAATCTTGATGAAATTCAGGAAATGTGGCAGAGAGATTCTGTTATTGATCCTGATAATTTACACGATGAATCTTTAAAAATTCCTCAACTTCACGCTAAGTATTATACGATCTATAATACGATTACTTTGTTGCGTGAAAAAGCAAGAGAAACTTTTAATCGCGTTAAACTTGAACGCTACAACTACTACACTGGAAAGGCGCCACAAGAGGTGTATGAGGAAGAACCATTCCCGTATAAAGTTCGGGACAAAGAGGCATTACAGAGGCATATGGATGGGGATGAGAAGTTAAGTAAGATAGAACTCAAGATAAGATACTATGACATTATGCTAAAGTTCTTGGAAGAAGTAATTAAGACAATTTCTAATCGAACATATCAAATTAAAAACGCTATCGAGTGGCATCGTTTTCAATCGGGGTTTAACTAAATAAAAATAAAAAGTTAAATGAAAACTTTTAGAGAATTTATATCAGAAGCGGGGGCAACTCCATTCACTAATATGAGTGAAGAGTGGAAGCAGAGTATTGCTGAAGGTGCTGCTGATACTGACACTCCTTTAGATAGGGCTAAAATGGGAATATCAAAATATGACACAAGAACTGACAGACAAATAAGAATGTCTGAATTTGGTATGAAACGTCAAATGGACGCAGCTAATAGAGCATCTGGATTAGTAAAGGGAGTCTGAACCACTTTCCAAACTGTCCACTAGGGGGTTACGACCCCCTTTTTTCATGTATTATAGCTGCATACGAAACAAAACCAATGCCTGTTAATCACGAAGTCAAAGGTCAACTTGCTCGTCTTCTCGCAACTGAAGACCTTGTGGTGGAACACAAACATGTGCCCACTGCATGTTTCAATGTAGATACCCGAGTGTTGACTCTTCCTATGTGGGAGAAGGCTTCTAATGCAGTGTATGATATGCTCGTGGGTCATGAGGTAGGTCACGCACTCTACACTCCTAACGAGGATTGGAGTAAGAAGTTTACGATCCCTCAACAGTTTGTGAATGTCACTGAAGACGCTCGCATTGAGAAGATGATGAAGCGTCGTTATGCAGGTCTGAACAAGTCTTTCTTTGCAGGTTACAAGGAACTGCATGAGGAAGATTTCTTTCAGATCAAGGATGATGATCTCTCCACCTATAACCTTGCTGACCGAGCCAATCTTCACTTCAAGATCGGTGGATTCACTCAGATCCCCATTGAACGGGGTGAGGAGATGGAGATCATCAACATGATCGCGGATGCAGAAACTTTTGATGATGCGATTGCAGCCGCCGTCAAACTCTATGAGTATTGTAAGAGGAGTCAGAAGGAAGAAACCAAGATTGAATCGTTTGATGATGTCCAGTCCTCTCCTGGTAGTGGTTCTGAGACCATTCAAGAGGAGTCTACTCCTTCTCAGGAGGATGACCTTGAGACCTTTGGAGAGGGTGGCCAGGCGTCCTCTGATGGTCAATCTGAAGACAAGTCTGATAAACCCACTAACTCTAGCTCCAATCTTGGTGGCGAATCTGCAGAACCCGAAGTCAAAACTGCTGACAATCTTGAGGAAGCGATTCGTGATCTTGTGAGTAATAATGGGTATGAAAATATCTACTTGGAACTTCCCAAACTGAATCTTGATACGGTCATTGCATCAAACTCTGAGGTTCATAAAGATATTAATGACTGGTGGAATCAAACGATTCAAAAACTTGAATCTCTGGAATATCCGAACGCAAAAGAATATCTCTTTGGTATGGTGGATAAAGAGTATCGTGAGTTCAAGCGTTCTGCTCAGAAGGAAGTCAACTATCTGGTCAAAGAGTTTGAGTGCAAGAAAGCTGCAGACTCCTATGCTCGTGCGACCACGGCTCGTACTGGTGTGTTGGATTGTTCCAAACTGCACTCCTACAAGTACAATGAGGATCTTTTCCGCAAGGTAACCACTCTTGCAAATGGTAAGAATCATGGCCTGGTGTTCGTTCTGGACTGGTCTGGTTCTATGTCCAATGTGATGTTGGATACTCTCAAACAACTTTTCAACCTGATGTGGTTCTGCAAGAAAGTTACGATTCCGTTTGAGGTTTATGCATTCACGCACGAATGGCGCCGTTATGAGTATGATGAGAACCATCGTCCCAAACCCATGGCTCCTCACTATGAGAAAAAACACGGTTTGCTTCATATTGATCCAGACTTTGCACTCATGAACTTGTTTACGAGTAAAGTGAACAATCGTGTTCTTGAAGAACAAATGATTAACATCTTCAGGTTGGCGAAAGAGTTTAAGTATTCTTATAACAATGCTCCTGAATACACTCATCCACCTCGTCTGTCTCTCTCAGGAACTCCTCTGAACGAAGCACTGATCACTCTGCATCAAATTCTTCCTCAGTTTCAACGGGAAAACAAACTTCAGAAGGTTCAGTGTGTTGTTCTGACCGATGGTGAAGCTGCACCTCTGAAATTCCACAAAGAATTCAAAGGTCGTTTTAACTATGACACCGAGGAAGTTTACATTGGACTGAATGCCGTTGGAAACAATACCATTCTTCGTGATCGTAAACTCGGTTGCACTTACAAACTTGATGGTGAGTTTACTGCGTTCACTGATGTTCTTCTGCGTCATCTGCGAGATAAATTTACCGATGTG